GGAGATGGGAATGGTGCGTTGTCTACGTTGCCCATTAGTTTTCCTTTGGTAGTAGGGTTTGGTGGCAACCGCCACACTCAGCTCTGACCGGGTGGTCATCGCCAAAGTCATAAACGATTCCGACGTTGGGGCAGTCGGCTTTCCTGCAGATGAAGATGCTCATTAGACTCCCTGATACATGATTGTGAACGTGAAATACGAAGTCGAAGTAGTTGCCCAAGTGAATGGGCTAGCAGCTGTCTGGCTTGAGAGCGTGGCAGTTGCGCCTGCCGTTCCGATGGTCTGCATACGCGCAACCGATGGTGCCGAGCTTGTAGCAAACACTGACCCGAGATAAGACACCGAAGCAGTCGCGTCTCGCATAACGCAAGTTCCAATGGTGCCAGTGCGTAGCGAGCTTGCGATGTCGACCGGCAACGAGATTGAAAACTGACCGCCAACAGTAGGTGTCGTGCCCATACTGACGTAAACCTGAGCAACGATTGTCTTGCCAATGCGTGCATAGAACGCGGAAGTCGTAGCACCAGCACCCTGAGTCAAGTTAGTAAACGTAGGAGTCCAAGCCTGCCAGCCGATGTCGAAGGTCACCCAAGCGCTTCCGTTATAGACCTGGAAGTGGTCGTTAGCAGTTAGGTAAACAACCATTCCCTCGTTCGGCGTGACTAGAGCTGCGTCACGAGCGGCAGCGTTAGTAAACACCATGACCGATTGGTTCATTAGGTAGGTGTTTATGTCGCTGGCCAGTGCCGGCGTTCCTGATACAAACTCTTGATATGCCATTTAGATACCTCTCCATAACTCTAGTGATATGTCCCACGATGTTGGGGTAATGCGGTCGTATTGTCGTGTTACAAAATAAGTGTCCGTAAAGAAAATGCCGTTTATGTCGTAGGTGACTAGGTTCGGGTCAAATAGTCGGTCGACAAGCCACCAGTAAAAGAGCTGCCCGGGTCTTGAGATGGCGTCAAAGCTTAAAGTTTCCACGCGTCGAATGGTTGTCTTTAGATCTAGTCGGTCGAGCCAGAGTTGCGTGCCGGTTGCGTTGTCGATTGGCACGTCCACGTTGAGGGCGACTGCGCCATAAAGTTCGTAGGCGTCTTGATTGCGAAGGGTAAGTTGGCCGCCGGTGGTGTAGGTTGCGATAATCTCATTTGGCAGCTCTCTGGAGTCGGCCTTCATAACCAAGTCGGTCATGCAGATATGGCTAAAGATGTCCGGGTCGTGGATGGTCGAGAAACTAAACGAGTAAGCCTGGATGATGTTTTGCAAGTCATCCTCGGAGCGATAGTTGAGCGTGCCGTCTCTGTCCATCCACAATGCGCCAAGGCTTGCAGCTAGGCAATCGTTTATGATCTCGCCGACAGTGGTATTGGTGTAAGTCTTGGTAGCCAAGAAGTAAATGTCCGGGTTGCTGTTCGGGACTATTCCATACCAGTAAGTGTTAGCCATGTCGGTGATGACTGCGCTTGGCAGAGTATTTAGTGAGCCAACGACATAGCTCGCGACCTTGGTATTTAGGAAGTCTTGCATTCCATCGACGGCGCGGATGGTAACGATGTTATTGCCTTGTTGGTTGTAGCTTGCGCTGTAATCACGAACGTAACCAGTCCAGATAGTCGTAATGTCGCCAGGATTAGAGTCAGGCTCAGCCTCGATTGTAATGCGAACCTGCGTGCCTGCGTGAATCAGGCCAGTGCTAAACGGGTCGTAGCTTGCGCCTTGCATTCTGATTGTCGCGGTCGAGGCCGAAGGGGCTACAAAGATACCCGAGTCGACATCGCAACCGCTTACCATTTGAATGTCGAAGCTCTCGCAGAGTAAGTCTGTCCATGCGGCACTCGAGGGGTTAGTGTCCCAAAGTCCGCCGTCGTCCCAGTTGCTTACTCCCCAGATAAAGGTGCCGAGTGCTGGAATAAAGAACTCAATCTTTAGTCTGTCCCTGATTACAAATACATCGTTGGCCATTAGATTACGACCGACCTACCGCGGCTAACTTCGTAACGGCGAATAGCTTGGACAATCTCCTCACCGGTCAGAGTCGCCCGGTTGATATTGATGTTGTAAGTGTTGCCGCCGGCTAGGTTGCCAAGTTTGCTTAGGGGAATGATGGCCTCGGCCTGGCCTGCCTCAGCTACGTTAACGATGCTTCCCCCTGGCGATGGCATGACGATTCCTCCCTGAGCGAGGCGAGGGATTTTTACCTGAGGTATCTTGCCAACTTTTAGTTTGAGGCCTGTAACTGCGTTGACTCCGGCCAGCAAGAAGTTGATTCCGTCGACTAGCTTGTTTACTCCGCCGATTGCAAAGTTAAAGAATGACTCTAGTGATCCGATTACTGCGTTGATGGGCACCTTGATTGCGTTAACTATCCCGGCGAAGCCATTTTTGATGCCGTTGATAAAAGTGGTTATGGCAGTTAGGCCTGGCTTAAAAGTTTCAATCCAGAACTTGAACTGCTTTACGACGTTCTTGATGATTGGCACTAAGAAGTCGGTAAGCAGCGCGACCAGTGGCAAGATGACCGGCAGTAATGCTTCGAGCAACTCAACTAATGGTGGAAGTAGCTGTTCGACCAAGGGCAACAGCGCGTCAACAAGTTTGATAAAGATTGGAGCTAGTTTCTCAATCAAGGTCGCAAGAGTCGGGGCTACCTTAGTGATGAGTGGTGCCAGTGTTGTAACAAGTTTCTCAATGACCGGTAAGAACGCTACGCCGATTGTTTCCTTGGCTTCATCGAGGGCTACTTTGAACTTCGCGAGCGGGCTGGCCGCGGTTCCTGCTGCGCCTGCAACCGACTTGGCAAAGTCGTCGACTCCGCCCTTGGTTGCCTTTAGCTGCGGAGCAAGTTTGTAAAGCGATGTGGTGTTGCCATTCTGGGCTTGGGTAAGCGCCTTCATAATGGTCTCAAGTGGCTTGCCAGTGGCAGCTGCGCCGTCGAGGCCAATCTTGAGCAAGTTTTGCGCGGTGGTTAGATCGCCAGTGCCACGAACGGCGTTAGCAAGTGCCGGGCGAAGCACGTCATCGGCTACACCAGCTTCCAGAGACATCGAGAGAATGAACGCCTCGTTGGCCTTGATTTGAGCGTCGGTTGCGTTCGTCGATGTTTGAATCTGCAGCGCGAGTTTGTTTTGAGCGATGGCGTCCTCGGAAGCGGCTTTGGCTGCGTCCGTCAAGCCCTTGACTACGGCCACGAAACTTATCGCGCCGAGTGCTAGTCCAATCTTCTTTGAAACGCCCTCTGTGGTCTTCTGGAAGCCTGTGAGGTCACCTTTGGCACCAGCGATGCCCTTTTGTAAGCCTAATGCGTTAGCGACAAACTTGAAGTTTAGGGTTGCGGCCATTATTGGTCACCTGGACTCTTGCTTAACGCTTGGACGAATGCTTGGTATTCGTAAAGCGTTAGGGCTTCGTATTCTGTCGGACTCATGCGAGTCGCGGTGCAGAACTCAGCCTTGCGTCGAGCCTGCTCCTCTCTTAGTCTTTTGGGTCGGCATCGTCATCTCCAAACAATGCCGAGGCGTCCTCAAGGGATAGCAGCCCGGCTTGCTCAAAGGTGAAGTTTGGATCAGTGCGTTTCTTGTAAACAAAGATGATGGCCTTGAATGAGCGACCGCGTGGTGCGTCGTCTGCCATGATTGAGTCGATGTTGCGCGAGGTCAGCTGCTCGATGAGTTCAATCTCATTTAGAGTCATGCTGTTGAAGTCTATGGTTGCCATTTTTTATTCTCCGAGTCCGTATTTGTTTATTAGCTTTTGTAGATCACGCTGGTAGTTAGCGATGATTTCCTCATAAGTGTAACCGAGTGCCTTTGAAAAGAACGGCGTTGGCTTGATGTTGCGAGGCGTGCCAGCGGCTAATGTTCCCTTGTGGCTAGAACCTACAACTGACCATCCCCAGTGAATCGGGTTGGCATATGGCACGCGATTGCTACCGGCGGCTGCTTGAGCATAACGGGCAGTCTTGGATGGTCTAAGCGAAGCTGCAAGAGCACCTGTTCTCATAGGCACTAAAGGTCGCGCCGCCTTGATTACAGTTTCAGCTGCGTTTAGGTTCGCTTCGAGTAACTCTGCCTTGTCTGCCTCGAGAGCCTTGAGTTGCTTTTGTAGCAACCCAAGGCCTTCGATTTGGACAGAACCGCTCGAGATAGATTCCCGAGCCATGATTACTAGGCCGAGGTCTTTTTGGTAAGGCCGAAGTAGATCGGTGGCGATGCGGACGGAGTGTGAACCGAGTTCTTTACAGTCAACTCAATGTCGAACGACATGATGTCGCCCGATACCATGTTGATTGGTGGCAAGGTGTCGAAGATTACAGTGCCCTCGTAGTTTGGTGCCGAAGCGGTTGCGGTTGCGTTGCCTTGTGGAGCAACCTTGAATGCAACCTCGGTGCCGTAGTTAGCGAACAAGAGCTGGTAAAGCGAGGTTGAGTCACCCGATGCAATACCTTCTAGCGATAACTTCCACTCCTGGAGAGGCTGGACTTCGCAGAATGTCTGCTGGCCGCCAGGTGCGTCCGAGAGACTCAGCTCAACCGAGTTGGCATCGCATGAGAACTCGACCGAGTTGATTAGAAACTTGATGTTTGTTGCTTTGATTCTGGTCGATACGGCCATTTCAAAGTCCTTTCTTTATAGAGTGATTTGAAGGTCTAAACCGATTGTTGCTGCTAAGTAGTCGTTGCCGTTGGCGACAAGCGTGTAGGGTGCCGAGACGTCCTTGAAGCCTGAGTATTGCGGTAATGCCAGGAGACATGCCTCGATTAGATCGTCGAGGTCATCGCTCGATGATTCGTTGTCTGCCGTCCCGGCGATTACTTGTAGTTCTAGGTTGACGAGATACTCAGCTCCGACGGATGAGGTAGTCATGTATGGCGAAGCGGCGCGGATAACAATAACCGGTGGCGTGACTCGAGCAGGAATGTATGAGTAAACATCCAAGTCTGCTTCTTGAAGGGTCAGCGCTAACTCGGCTTTTGCAGCTGCGACTTCGCTCATACTGAGAACCCGACATAGGGCAGGAGTTGAGCGTAGATCGACCGCTTAGTGTCGAGTGATACTCTCATCCCCTGCCCAGAGCCGTCAGCGAACTGAGCGATTCCACTTGGAGCGTTGCGACGATTCCAATGTTCAGAGGCTACTTGAAGCACGCAAAGGTCTGCGATTGTGCCGGGCACGTTAGTTGCCGTTCCAATCATTTCCGTTACTTCCGCCAGTCCTGCGTCTAAGCAGCGCTGAGGGAACGTTCCGGCGTCCTTTGTGCCTACATAATCTTTGAAGTCTTGGAGCGTCACAGACATCGGTTATTCCTAGTCGGTTACGTCGAGCTTGACGATTGCACCGAAGCGTGGGATTGCAGCTGCCATGTAGCCGTAAACGGATACAGTGTCGGTCAACGTGGTGATGTCGCCATCGGTTAGTCGGACTGGTGAGCCTGACGATTCCATGCTGATTAGAGCAGCCGAGTTAGCCATGTAGCAGGTGTTAGCCGCGATCTGTGGGTCGACGATTACTGGAAGGCCAAAGATTTGACCGGTTAGTCCAGGGATGTTTGCCGAGCCAACGTTGTTCACGCCAGCGCCGTTTAGGAGGCTTACTGGGCGAGCGTCGCTTGCACCGATTCCAAAGATGGAAACGTATGCCTGTGGGTCTACTAGCAAGAACTCTGGACGTAGTCCGCTGTTCTCGTAGATGTAAGCCGAGCCGTTAGCGATACCGGTCGCCAATGAGGCTGCGGTTCCGCCGTCTGCGGTGAAGGTCTTGCCGTTGTAGTCCTGAGCTGCCAAAAGAGCAACTACCTTCGCGTTGGTTGCGTTCGCGTAAGCAATCGACAAGCCTGCGAATACCTGCGACAGAGTGTCTACCTGTGCACGCTCAACATACTGACGAGAGAACGAGGTGTAACCGCCGTAGGTAACTACGGGGACTGACTCAACCTCGAAGGTTAGGTTACCGAAGGCAAGCGTTTCGTTCTCTGGGTCTTGGACGCCCACCTCGAGGGTGTTGGTGTTGATTACAGTGTATTCGACAGTTAGGCCTGAAGCTGGAAGTGCTGCTCTTGAGAATGCCGACAACGATGGTCGGTTGTTGGTAATCAAGGTGTCGATGTAGCCGAACCATGCTGGAAGTAGCGCGGCGTCTGCGGAAGTTGAAGCGGTGCGAGCGAACTCGATTGCTTCTGCGTCTCCCTTGATAAGTGCCTTAGCAAACTCACCCTGGTTGCGGAATGTTGCGCCGAGCATTTTTGCCGGAGCCTGTGGTGCGGCGTTGGCCTCGACCAAGCGACGAACTTCTACAAGCTCATCCTGGATCGCGCGAACGTCGAGTTCTGTGTTTTCGGACACGTCGCTCTCACTTTCTTGTTGGGTTTCGTCGGTTGGTTCAGTTTCCTGCTCCTCGCGAACTTGGGTTATGGCCGCGCCGCTGAATGCTGGCATGGCTACTACGCTCACCTCTTTTAGGTCGACGTAGGTTCGAGTCACGACGTTGCCGTCGACGCTCTGCTCGATTGGCACGAAGCCAACTGAGAACTTGTTGAGAACTCCGTCGCGCATAAGCGCTAGGGTTTCATCGGCACGCTGGACACCGGCGGTTAGTTTTGCGGTAATCTCAAAGCCTGCCTTGGTGTCGCGGCCTGAAATGACTCGACCGATTGGTAGGTCATCGTGCTGGTGGCCGTAGTAGATTTTTACGTCCTCGACCGAGCGGATTGCACCCGGCACGAAACGCTCCTGGTAAGCGCCACCGATATCGGCGGTTTCGCCGTATGGCACTGCAAGCCCGGTGATTGTGCCTGGCTCCTCTGCTAGTCGAAACTCGACTTCGCGTGTTTCCATTTCAGACATTAGAGTCCTTCCTTGATGCGGACATCCTCGGGGGTTAGCCATGCTTGGCCGCCAGTCGCGATGTTATACATCTCGTAGCGAGTCTTCATGTCTGCCTTGTAGAGTCCCTCGTAGTTAAAGCGAACCGACGTGCCTCGGGGTAGGCAAGCCGAGAGTGCGTCCTCGATGGCGTTTGTGTAGGCCATGAGGGTATGACGATAAAAAGTTTGCTGCTCATCACTGAGGTTTGCGTAGGTGTCGCTCGAGCCGTCCACACCGGTCAGCAAAAGACGAGCTGGCACACCAAACAGACGAGCAATAGTCTGAGTCGACTGAGCTGCGACCTGAGTGAACATTAAGTCCTGCGGCGTGGCACTGATGGCTTGATAGTCAAACCCTTCGCTCAACACGGCGAGTTGTCTAGTTGCCTGCTTGGTGTGCCAGTTTAGGGTGACTTCATCGGCCTGCTCTTTGGTGAGCATTTTGCCAGTCTTCAACACTCCGGTCGGAACTCCAGAGGTCGAGAACCAAGTGGAGGCAAAGTTGCGCAGCTCGAGGGCTGTCTTGATGTCGTTCGAGGCTGTCTGTATCGGGCCAAGTCCGCGCAAGTTTTCGACGACCGAGAATAAGCGGAGGTGCTCCATCTCGCGAGCTGTATAAGTAATGCCGGCGTAATCAAACACCTTGGCACCGGTCATGCCGTTCACGCCGTCGAGTCTGATCGTGATGCCGCCCGATGGAATGAGGGTTAGGTCGTTGACTTGGCCGCGCGAGTCGTAGGACTTATACCAAAACGCCTCACCGGTAAGTGCCAGGCTGCTAACAGTCGAAAAGATAAAGTCTTTACGAGTCTCAAATAGCGACGGGTTGTTTACAAGAACCGGGTTGTCGATTCTTTGCTCAAGTCCTCCGCCGTAGCGGTAAGTCTCGAGTGGCAACGCCTTGGAGATTGGGGTCGCGATGATTTGAATCGCGCGATACACCGATGCCAGCGAGAGAGCTGCACTTGTGTCTACCAGCGTGTCGGAGCGGGCGGGGATATTGGGCACGCCAGCACGCTTCTCGATGCGTGGAGCAGTGCCGGTCAGTCTTTGCCAGAGTGAGGCCATATAGAACACCTTATTGTGCTATGTCCGATTGGACGTGGCGTGTCGCAATATTTAGCGCAGATAGGGGGCAAGCCCTGGAGGAGTGAATGCCCCACTATCGCTGAGGTTAGTATACACCAACCCCACCGACACCTTGTGCCGACGCGACATAAAGTGCCCAGCAAGTTGCCAGGAGAGCGTCGATGTCGCCGACAGATTCCTTGCGCGAGATCTGCCAATACTCACCGACATAACGGGCGACTGCTCGACCATTCTGCACGATAAGCAGAGGGTCGTCGTTGTGGTGCACTCGACCATTAGCGAACATCGAGTAAACAGTCATGCAGGCCGTATTTATTTCTTTATTCCAAAGATTCCAGACAGGTATTCCACGCTCTTTTAGTTTGCGATGTATCGAGTGCATGCCTCGGTCGTCGAGGGCGACTGCACTGATCGCGTGCTTCTGGCATATCGAGACAATCATCTCGACAAGCTTGTCCTCGGTCGGCTGCACTAGCGACGCGACTAACTCGGTTTCGTATGAGTCGCCGACTCTCTTGGCAGCTGCAATAGTTGCGTGCTCGAAGTTGCGCGTGATGTCCACACCGAGCACCGAGCCAGAGATTTCCGCGATGCCGTTGCCAGAGGCTTGTCTGAATAGTTCCCCGGCCAGCCACGATTCTCGTGTGCCGCTGATGAACTGGTTGAGAGTGTAACGACGGACTTCATGCTCTGGACTTGTTGAAATGTCCTGTAGCACTCGCTCAAGGGGTATTCGACCACACTCTACCGCCGGGTTGGCTGCCTTGATTGCGTCGGGGTCGGTGAGCTGCGAGTTTGCCGGGGCTTCCCAGATGAATGCGCCGAAGCGTTCGTTCGAGGTCGGGTCGGCGATGACTTGGTCGGCTGTGTTGTAGAGGTCAATGAGAGTCTTTGATTCTTGGTCGCCGGCCGTCGTAATCATAATGACCATGGCGTTGTCGATTGCCGAGGTGCCCTTCTTGGCTGCCGTCCAGATTCCAGTTTTGGCTAGGTGACCTTCGTCGAGGATGCAACGAACCATCGTGATTCCCTGCATGGCCGCTTCTCGAGCTGGGCTAACTTTGTATTTGCCCGAGCCGTCTGTCTTGGCGATGCCTCGGGTCTCGGTTGTTTTCTTGAAGCGCTTAGATAGCCATGCCGTCTTGTCGATAACGTGCTTGACTCGGGTGTAAATAATCGTGGCCTGCTCTCGGCTCGATGCCAGGCTAATCACGTCTCCCTTGTGGAAGGTCAACGCGTCGAGTGCCAAGCCACCGGCAAGAACAGACTTGCCTTGTTGCCTAGCCATCGAGATTACGACTTGCCTAAAGCGCAGCTCTCCTGGATGCTCGGCATGGTCGTCAGGGTAACGCTCGAGGACGTGACGCAGTAGCCATTTCTGCCAGTCGTCTAGGGGCAGAGGGTCATCTGTCTCTGGGGTCACCCAGCATAAGGCCAGCAACTCGATGAGCCGGTCGCCATCGGTCGCGAAGTCGGGCGACAGTGGAGGCGTGAACCGAGCGGGTAGTTGCATTACCGCGTAAGCATAGAGGCCAGCGGGTCAAACTCTGGCACCGAGCCGTTGAGTAGTCGCATGATCTCGAGGATGGTCTTGCGAAGTTCAGCCGCGGTCGAGGTGTTTCCTTTGTCGTCAAACTCGGAAGCCAGTTTCAAGGCCATCATGGCAAGGACTGCAGATTCCGGCGATAGTTCCACGCCGTTCAGCCAATCTCTTAGTGCGTTCTCAATCATTGTTGCTCCGTTCTCTTTCAAATAATCTAACTCATTCCTGTAAAGGAAAGT